CCTTGTGCTGTACCGGCTTCGGTAGCATTTTCGATGGCGTTAATATCAATTCTATGCTTTTGTAAGCTATCCAAATGCCGTGCAAGTGAATCAAGTAAAGCTGACGGATCGAATGCTGAGGCAAGGATTGAATCGAGCATCTGAAAAAACGGCACTGCATCATGTGTATCAACAGCCGTGTCAACCTGCTTTATTTGGTTGGTATCCATTAAAATAGTGGGCGCTTTTAAAAAATCAGCGATAATGCGTAAGTTAGTGCCGTCGCCTTGCACAAATACAGTGTCGGCTCCGGTGATGAAACCGAAGGTTGCTGTGCCTGAGCCGTTGTTGTTTTTCAAAAATCGCCAAAGGGTGTCTGCCGTGGCCGATATCTGCGATTTAATGGTTTGCGATGTACCTGTGGTGGATAACAGCACCATGGTAACTAATATTAATATGGTCTTTTTCATATTGATAAATTTATATTTCCCATTCTATACCAGTATCGACCCAAGCGCCACTGGTGTATTTTTTCTTTTTTATGGTATTGCCTTCCAAAAAATCGCGTATATCGCCCTCTTGTGGTACGGGAGTGCCAAATTCAGAATACAGTATTACACACGATTTGCCTGTATCGTCCAGCGCGCGCACTTCAAAGTTCGCGTTTGGTGTTTTTTGAGGTAACGAATCCTCTCTGCGTCCATCCATTGTGTTAAGTATTTATTATGAAGCAATTAGTCCTATATTATTTTCATCGAGCAATACAACGCCGTTTTCGTCCAATAAGAAATAAGCGCCATCGCCAACAATGCTGCTGTAGCGCGATTCGGTAAAGTCGGCTTCAAAACTGAAGGTGATGGAGTAAAGATGTTCACGGTCTTTTGAACGATTTACTTTTTTGTTGGTGATGATTACCGGTAACAGAAAATGGCCCAACATTAAAAAGGTGTCTTTCGACAACATTACTTCTGTAAGCCAGTTGCGGTATTCAATTCCAGGTAAAAATCCTGATGAAAGCGTGTAAACTTGCGCTTGCTCCAGATTGATTACCGCCCGCCTGAAAACCGGTCCTTTCAGCACTTCAATTTCTTCTTGTTTAAAACTGTCGTCAACCTGGAGCACTCCGGTGCAACAAATGGTTTCGTACAAATCGAAGCTATTCTGAAAAAACAATACCCGTTTATTCAAATAAAATGTTTGATCTACCGTGAATTTTCGGACTTCGCTGACTGCTTCGCTGGCTAAATTCTCAATCCAGATTTCAAACCATTCCACATTGGTGCCATCTTCGGCAGGAAGTAAATCGGCCAAACCAACCGATAATTCGGTAATGGTGTACTGATCGGCGGTGATGGTTACCAGGGTTGATGTCGCTTCGGCCACATCTACCTTTTTCATCTTGAGTTTAACCGTCAAATTGCCGGTGGTCGATTTTAAGAAATACAACAACTCAGGCACACCGGGATAGGTAATTTTTTCGGTTGGCGCCCAGTTAAGAAACCGCTGAAAGTTATTGGCATAATCGAAGTAATTGCCGTCTTCGTTATAAAAAAAGTCCGAATCGATACGCTTTAGCCCGCCACGAATCACATATTTTGGATTGTCGTAAGTAGAGCGAAGGAGTTGCATGCTGCCGTTTTCGTATTCAGCATATTTGATGTAGTATTTTTTTACTCCATCGGCCAACGTGCGCGCATACACCCCGTTAAACGGGTAGGTGAACTGTGTTATGATTGATGATTTAAGATATTCCGACAAATCGGCTTCAACAATATTATCATCATTTATGGGTAGTAATTCTTTGCCTAAAGCATCGGTTGTAAGGGGCAAACCAGAATAAATGTAAGGAGCCACGTAAATACTGTAATCGTCAGCTATTACCGAATCAATACCGGCTGTTTCCTGATAAACAGATACGTCGGTAATATCAGTAGCTTTAAGTGTAATATTATAAAGCGTACCATCGTTTTTTGCAGCAAATGCTAACTTAGCAACACCCAGTATTTCATAATTATACGCCACATAATATTGGTTGATAAGATAATTAGCGTTTATTTCGGCACATATCTTTGTTACAAATTGCGAAAGACTATCAGCACCCAACCACGTTGTAATTTCAAGCCCGGATTGATCAGGTGCCAGCCTAAGATAAAACTGCAATTCAATACCCATAAATTCTACAGTGAAATATTTATCCAGGTAGTTGGCAGCGGTTTCACTCATGGTAAGAAACAACGCGGCATTGTATGATGCAGCATTGCGGTTCGATTGAACCTGATACTTAATACCCTCGTCAAGCAAAGCAACCGTTGGCGGCGATTTAATCAGTTCTATGTTAGGAGTTGGCATTACTTCTTAAATGAAAGTTTAAAATACATGGTAAAATAAGCGTCCTTATTCAGCACATCATAGGACAGCGAATAAGCCGACTGCCGCTTGCTGATGTACAGCAGCGATGGAGCCAGCCCGAAACTATTTACCGAGCGGCCAACGCCCAGACCAACATACATCATCCTGCGGGGATCGGCTTGCTTGGTTACGATTTGGGTGGTGTAGATGGTGGCCGGGAATACCCTTACTGTTTTGCGGCGCCAGGTGATTTGGTTCATGGCCACAGTATCTTCCAACAAAATAAAGGCGTTGGTGTCGTTTACCAGGGTGTCGGCATAATAATTACGCGCAAAAAAGTGGTTGATGATGGCCACGGTATCTGCGTAGGTTTTAATAACATAGCGCGTGGATCCTGTATCACGATAGTAAACCCGTGGCACATATATTTCGTTGGCCACCATAATGGTATCGTGCACCACCAAGGTAATGGTATCCACTTTCGGACATTCGGGGCATTCTGGCACGGGCGTGCACTCGCGCAGCAAGAAGATTACCGCGATTAAGATGATAATGATGATCCAGGGTGCTGTTTTCATAGCCATATCATTAAGTAAATACTTCCGAGTATCATGGCAATACCAAGGTATTGTGCCACAATCCGGCCTTTATTGCTAAAAATACGGGGCTTCCAGAATTCGAAGTGGATGAACAAAATATTTACTGCTACTTCTGATTTTGTAGTCTCATCCAATTGAGCTGCATCTTTCAGCCCCGCAGTAATACCACGCTGAAAATGGTAGCTTGCTGCCAGGATCGTTCCCAATGTGAATAATAAGGCAATTGCTGATTGTATCGCGAATTGTAGAAATTCAGTTGAATAGTTCAGTATCCGGTTAATTGAAAGGGTAAACAAAAAGATACCTATGCTTTGAACCCACCAGGCAGGTGTCTCGATATAGTGCATATTTCCAATTTCTTGTTTCAAAAAAGGTGGTAGTACTTCATCGTTTTTATGGTAGAAACATCCATTTTTTCTACCACTCAGGATAGTTCTGTAAACAAACATGCCAGAGGCCATTACAAAGTAAATACTCAATTCAACCTTTAGGTTGATGTAGGGCCATGCCTGGTATCCGATTACCGCGATTACGGCAATTAACAAGCCGAATATCCAGTATTTCCAGAAAAACATTAGTATTTTTTTCATTTGTATATAGTATTTAACCAGTTTTTTACATCAAACGACGGGCATGCCTTAGTAACTCCGGGCAGGTCGCGATGACCAATAACAGGTAGCTGACTTAGGAAATCATTCAGCTTTAATGTGGCTATGAGTGCCAGCATCGATTTTATTTGTGCGTCGGTGCGGTTGTCAACAGGCTTTCCTGAGGCATCTATTCCACCAATGTAGCTGATGTGAATAGAATCGTGGTTGTACCCTGCAGCGCCATTGCTTACCTGGTCGATGGGGAGTAACTTATGTACTTCTCCATCTGGAGAAATCAGAAAATGATACCCTGGCATTTTCCAGCCCAATTGGGTTTTCCAATAGTTGAGTATCGATTCTACTTTGGCACTCTGTTGAGTGGCCGTGCAATGAATTACTATGCGGTTAATTTTTCTCATGGCTATTCCAAATTAGTATCATCCAAATCAACACCTGTATGTTGCTCAATTTTGTCGTGCATAAACTTTTTCAGTATCCGAAAAATAGAATGGTCCGATATTTTGGCTGAATTTTCCAGTATCGACCAGATTTCCCATCCGGTGATGATAAAGGCAATTACCCGGTGAAGCTGTATGGCATCGATGCCCATTTCTTTGTCCATGGCAAACGTGAGGTGCACTATCACCAAAGCAAACAGCAGCTTCCAGGCTGTTTTCCACAACTTTGCCGATTTTATTCCGTAGCCCTGCACGCGGGCCGCCCAAATGCCGATGAACATATCGATCAATATGGCCGAAATCATGACATAAATAATGGGGCCTATCGGGATGAAGTACCCGAAAAAGGCTACAAATAACCCTGTTATGAAATTATAAACGTGCTGAGTACTCCAGTCCATAATGGTATTTTTTGTGTTCATTTTTTTTCATGTTGCTAAAATCGTTGTACATTTTACTTTTTAAAAGGACAATTAATTGCTTACTCTCTTTTTAAATGTGTCGTATTCCGTAACCTTTTTTTTGTGGGTACGGATGTAGTCTTCATCGGCTACCAGGTAAGCGGTAGCGGGTTGGTCGAGCTTTTTACGGATGTCGGCCAGTAAAGCCATGGTTTCCGGATCCATGGCGGTAGTTGTAACCGTGTTGTTCTCCCGGATAATCTCTCGTGAGTTTCCCTGAGCGTATTGCCGGCCACCCAGTGTCATGTTGATGGCATCGATTAGCGCGGGGGAGTTGATGATGGACTGGGTATCGCGCGGGTTAAATACCAGCTCTGGATCTCTTGTTTCGCCAAACAGGCCAAAGCCGGGCACATAGGTGGGTTCGTTAAACAAGCCGGAAGCATGATCGGAGGATGCTACTTTGGCATTGTAGGTTTTGCCGTCATCGGCCAGTATTTTTTGACGGTTACCCTTTGCCAAAGCAGGTACCGGGGTAGAGGCTGCAATGGCTATTTCAATGGCACCCATAGCGGCAGCGGCAATGGCCAGTCCGATACCTGCACCAGGGATTGCCAATTGAGCTGCAACCCCTGCGGCAGTATTCACAATGGCCTGCATAACGGCAATGGCTTTATTACGAACTGCCTGGTCGTGGGCAATCTTCCGTTGCTTTTTGGCCATTTCTTCATCCAAAGCCGAAATAGCGGTATTGTATTGCTCCTGAGTTATTTTACCGGAATTCAAACGCTGTTCGAGTGCTTTTTTCTTTTGGTCGTTGGCGCGCTGAAAATCCTGTAATTGCTTTTGCTCTGAGTTGGAAATAATCTGGTTTATCTTACTAAACGTAGTTACCGCGAATTGCCCTACTTTGGCAATTCTTTCAAACAAGGTATCTCCATCATCAAAACCGAAGAGCATTTTTGAAAGTTCACCGGCAGGAGTTGCTGATTCCTGATCATTAGCCAGCAGCTTCAGTTGTGATATCGCCAGGTTTAATTCGTCAATTTTAACCAATAGCGCATCCCTGTCCTCATCACTTAGCATCGCATCCTCCAGGTTGATACCCTGAAGCGATTGCTCCATCATTGCTTTCAGCTCATTCAGGTGTGTAAGGTTGCGCTGTAATTCGTCAGCTTCAAACTGAATTTTCAGTGCTTTTTTAGCGGCTTCGTTGGTACCCAAAGCAAGCAATTGTTCATTATACCTGGTTTCTGCAAGGGTTTTTTCGCGCTTGTATTTGTCTTCCAGGTCTTTTAGGTCTTGCTCAATATTGGCTTTATTTTGATCACTTTCCAACTGTTTGAAAAACAGCTGTTCGTTTAAAATTCGTTTTTCTTCCTCGCTCATGTTTTTTTTCTGATCTTCTTCCACCTTAGCGAAATACATAAAATCAGAGTGTTGTGAAGCTTTTTCTTTTGAAACTGTTTTTAATGTTTTACCGAGATCTTCATACTTTTTTATTAAAGCCTCCTTGGCTTCAATCTCCTGCTGATTTTTGAGTAAAGCTTCTGTATCAGCTATGTTAATCTCGTTGCGTGCTTTATTCAAAGCCTCTAGTTGTGTCTTTAGGGTAGTGATGGTGGTGGCAGTATTTTCCTGCCCTCCCTTATTCAAATTAGGCGGTAACGGAGGTCCCGGATATGCTCCCTGAGTGGCAGATTTATCCATAACCCGGTTGTACATTTCTTGATACTCAGCAAATGACTCATTAAATTCATCCTGAAGCTTTACTTCGTTTTTTCTGGCATCTTCGAGTAGTACGGTATTATGATATGCTGTTGTTATGCTATTGGCATTTAATCCGTTTGCACGGGCTATCTCGCTGGCTATCTCTCTGATTTTGTTCGATTTTTCAATAATATCAATATCGCTAAATAAAATTTCCTCCATTTTGGTTGCAGCCTCTTTGTCCCAAACTGAAATTTTTTCCTTTATTTTTAAAAGTTCCTTGCCTAAACTGTTTTCTATTTCCAATTTCTCGCCAATTTGCTTTCCAAGTTTTTCTCTTGTATCGGCTAATGCTTCCTCAGAATCCTGAAGAGCAATTTTCTTAATTTGCTCTTCATTATATAAAGCCAGGTTTTTACGAAGTTGTACAATGCTGATATTTTCCAAATCAATGCCGTCAACAATATCCGGGTTCATCTCCATCAATTGCTTATAAATGGTATTCCTGCGTTCAGCCGTGGTGTTGGCGCTCGTCATTTCTATTACCAAACCATTAACGCTTATGCGCTCTTTGTTCAATTTTTCAGAAAGTGGATACTTAACCAGTTCAGCAAAATAGCCAACAAATTTTTCCATGTTTTTGTTTACTGTAGAATTGATGAACCAGGCACGCATGGCCCTGCCTATTTTCTCCAGGTTACCGGCCATGTTTTCATTCTTTACATTGTACTCGTTGGTTAACGAAGTCCCTTCTTTCATGGCCTTATTGGCCAATGCCTGTTCATTACGAACCATTTCAGTATTACCGGCAAGCGTTGCAAGAACCTGTACAGCTCTGGATCCATCCAAACCCAAATCGCCCAGCTTTTCACCCATCACGGTCAATCCGTCATTGTTTCCATTCAACCCTTCAAGCACTTTTAAAAACGCCTCGTTGGCATCGGTATTAAGCAATTTGGTAAATTCGCCCAATTCCATTTTAGCTATTTTGGCATAGGTACTGGTATCAGTAAACATGTTTAAGATCACCTTGCTCAGTGCTGTAGATGACATTTCGGTACGTTGCCCCAACTGGTCCAGAGCCGATCCGTAACCAATAACTTCATCGGCCATAATACCTGCCTGTGTGGCCAATCCACCAAGTCGTTTAAGTGTCTCAATTAAAAAGGGTGCTTGCGCCTGGCTGTTGGCCGAAACTTCGTTAATAGCCGAACCTACTTTAAGCATCGATTCTTTAAAGTCGGTGCCGTATTGCTCACCAATTTTGTAAATGGTAGTTAGTTTACCTACCTCGCGAATGGCTTCTTCAGCATTTCCACCCAAATCGTCGCCCAGGGCAATTTTAATTTGGTTGGCAACTTCCACAAAGTCCATTACATCCTTCTTGCTTTTCTTGCCAAGTCGCCCGGCTTCTTCGGCCAGCAACATCAGCTCTTTGCGAGGTGTGCGGGTGTTCAGGTATTTGAATTCGCTGTGCAACTCCCTGACTTCCTTTTTAGTAAGTCCGGTTGTTTTCATCACATTAGCAATCTGATCATCAAGATCAGAAAGTCCTGTAATCAATTCTTTTATAGAGAAAAATACTCCGGTAAAAGCGGCAATACCGGCGGTTACCATAGTAAAATACTTGTTAAATCCCTGGGCCATCTTGCTTAGCGAAGCATTGGTTTGTTGGGATTTTCCTTTTAATTCTGCCATGCGTAAATTAACGGCATCGAGCTGTTGTTTTAATTCAGTATATCCCTGCATACTGGGACGCATCTGACTGAGTATGGCATTTAACTCACGCTGCCTTTGCCCCAACTCTTTTAATGTAAGATTCTCAATTCCCAACTTTTGAATAATACCATCATGTTGCACCTGGATGGCTTTAAGCCGGTTGCTTATTTTATTCCATTCATCGCTGCCCTCAGGTACTTTCTTTAAATCCTTTTTTAACTGGCGTGCTTCATCTTCAAGCAGGCGCAGGCTCTTACGCGCCTGGTCGTTGTTTATCACTATCTCGAGCTGGAGGCGGTCTATTTTTAAACTCATAAGGCCATGCGTATTTGTTGTTGATCGAGGATCCCTTTCAGGCGGGCTTTTTCTTCTTCGGTAAATTCGTTCGAAAGAATGGATATCAGGCGGTTTTGCGATCCATATACATTGCGCGCATACCAACGGGTATCTTTCTTTTTTGCTTTTCTATTGGCTCCTATGCCCCACACCTGGCGATTGGTGTCGGTAGTCCAGTTTTTGGTATTATCGCTTTTTTTGTGCCAACGGATTTCAATGGCACGGCCATAGCTCATAAAATTAATCAGCAATACCGGGTCAATACCGTATTTGCTTGTTTTGTACGAAATGCTGTTAATCAGGTCATCAGTAACGCGCAAAGGCAGACGCCTGTTATCAATATCTTCGGTCAATAAATCAGTAAGGTACTCTCCATGCTGGTCGAGTACTTCTTCAATAAATAGAAGTTCTAAATCATTGTATTTACCGTCCATGCGGCAATATTACTCACGAGTAATCGCGCAAAAAAGGACATAAAAAAGCCCCGCGTCATGCGGGGCTGAAAGGCAGTTTTTAGGGGAGTTATTCTACCTTGATAAATTCGTGTTGATGCTTTTGAAAATTTACAGCAATGTACTGGTCATCATCCACCAGTACCAGCATTTTGCCTTTATGTTCCCAAAGGCACCCGGGATCTATGTGCTGTATTTCGGCTTTATTGCGGAAATACACTTTCTTTTTTGTGTCCATATTACATTTTAGTTTTATATTCTAAATTATCCAAGAACTGATAGAGCTGGTCTAATACATATATTCCTTGCAGTAAATCGGCTGATAAATATGGCTTAACTTCATCTCCGGGATTATTTTTGTTAGGTAATAAAGTTATCGCCATCTCGGCAATACCGTGCAATACTCCAAACAAAGCGTGTTTATTCGATTTTACTTCTGTTTCATTGCCCAAATCAGCAAGTAATTGTTCCGCTTTATCGTTTAGTGTTATCAATTCAATCCCATTTGTATATGTTTTTAATGATAATTTTTGCATTTTACTCATTTTTAGCGAGTAGCGCACTTTAGGTTAGGTTACCAGCTTGCACCCTGTGTAACCCCGGAAGTGCCTCTCCAATTAATTATAAACCTTTTTGTTAATGAAATACCAGGGAGCGCGGTTGGATCCCTGGTTGCACGTGGGGACGCTAGGCCTTAGCCGGTTCGACACGCAATTAGCCTGTGGCGTGGGTATTTAACCAAATTTGGCGTAAGATTGGTTAGTCTTTTTAATTTAATCATGATTTTTCCTCCAAAGGAAAAACCCGCTGCGCACAACACAGGCTCGCCAAAGCCTGCCCACCCGAAGGTGAGGCGCAACGGGTTTCCCCTATTTTAGAGATGAGTGTAATCATTGTTTTGGCGATTTTTGTTGATTAACGGGACAAAGATATTTAATTTATTATTCGATTAGTTTTAATATTTCAGAAATCGGGGCTTTGTTTTTGGCGGCTTCGCCTAATTTCAGAATTGTTTCGTAGTACGTCTCAGTAATAGAAGCGGCTTTTATGTCCTCCAAATAACCTTCGTCGGCCAATTCCGTAGCAGTCATGTTGCTTATTTCTCCATTTTTTATCACGGGTAATTTATTCTCTTTGAATACCATACTTAACCCGGATGTTAATTTGTGTTGTAAAGATGGAAATTGTTCGATTAAGTATTCAAGATAACCGTTAAGTTTAAACGTATCTTCAATAATGCAATATTTAATAAAGCTGTACGGGTTATGCTCTTCCGGATCGTACTTAGCATCATCCTCATGGTTGTGATGTGGCTGGTAATGATCTTCAAAAAAGGTTCCGTTTATTTCCGAAATACACTCTTTTTTTATAACTTCGAGGGCATTAATGATTGACTTTAGGTTGCGTTTTGCAACATAAACAGTCCCTATTTGAATGTAAAACTCATCGTCCGTTTTTATTACCCTCAAATGTTCCTTACCTGGTTCAAATGGCGTACAGGAAAAGCTGAGTACAAAGTCAACGTGATGTGCAATTTTTTTCAAGTTAGTAAGCATATATTTTAATTTTATTAAGGTTTGATTTTGCTTAGTTGCCATTTTCAACACTTGAAAATGGCAACTAAGCTTTAATTACTAATCCTGTTTATCCCACATGGTAAGCTGGGTTGAAACGATTACCTTGTCAGCGTTATTCATTTGAGTACCGAGCCTCATTTCTTCTGCGCACAACGAAACGTATATAACATAATCTTGGTTCTTTTCAAGCCGTTTCAATACAGCTTTTCTATCCAATTTTATCCTGGCTTTTTCAAATAATAAGTTTTTACGCTGAACAGCACTGCCAAAAAAATGCTGGAACAAAACATCATCGCATTCGTCCTGATATTTCTCAAGTCTGGGTTGAATTTCCGGTTTTACCTTTCCCAATTGAATCGAGTATAACCATCCTGCAACTTTGTGTATAGGCAAAAGAGTGTACTTATATCCTCTAATTTGCTCAATAAATACCCCCCATTCAGGGGTATTCTCAATAAAATATACCTCTTTTTGGTCGTTTTTTTCCAAACTGACACGCCTTACGGCGTGTCGGTTTTTGTTTTTTTCAGGTTTCCCAATCTGAATTTGAATGGTATGTTTCCCAAATCTTGAGTGTGCTTTAACGTTATCAATAGCCGTATTATAGTTTAGTCCAATACTACTAATGATCCCATTCAATACAACAAAAGGCACCCCATCTATAATAGGGCAGAATAACAAGTCTACACCAAATTGAACAGTCTCCAGTGTGTTTTTTGAAATTACGATTTCTTGTGTTTCCATAGGTAAAAGTTTAAATGTTTTTGCAAACATAATAGTATTTCTATGTATTTCCTAGTATTGTTAATAACTTTTATATATTTCTTTATATTTTAATGTATCTTTGTAGTCATTATTTAACCAAATAACAGAGGCAATGGTAAAGATAGGCTCAAGTATTAAGCTGGAAAAAGATCTGATTGAGAAGATAAAAACGGAATCGGAAAAAGAAAATCGATCAGTAAACAATTACATTGAGACGGTGCTCATAAAGCACTTCAAAGAAAAAGAAAAAAGCGGGGATTAACCCGCTTTTTTATGCAATACAAGCAAACATTAATCTTTTTTTTCTTCTTCAAAATGATTCATCAACTTTTCAAGTAGCTTAGTTTGTTTCACTTGATTTTCAACTATGGCATTTATCTTCCAATACCATGTAAACAACTCACGTAATACCATAAATACCAGGAATATTATTCCTAAAGCAATAACAGCATAAACGACAGTATCAAGTCCACTGTACCATTCCAAATAAATTAATTTCATAATATTATGTTTTAGGGTTATTGTATTCCCCAAATATATAAAAAAGGGAGCCTCGCGGCTCCCTCAACCATAAAAAACAAAAAAAAAGCATCTTTACATCCCTATGCTGCCAATTTTAAAACTCAGGCTCCACCCATCGTGGCCCAGGTAGTTGTATTCGGGATCCTGGTGCATGCTGCCCACCTGCAGGCGGTACATCAGCTCATGGTATTCGCTGTCGCAGTTTGTTTTATCGTCCAGCATCAGGCTTTTTACGCCGGCCATCACGGTTTGCAGGGTGGCCATGTCGGCTACATAGCCGGCGGAGGTGCGGTCGCTGTCGGCTACTTTTTTTAGAATAAAAATAAGCCCGGTATTCATTTCGCCCAGGTTGTCTTCGTCGCGGCTGTCGGCATCGGCCGATGGTATGGTGGCCACCAGTATGGGGTACGCTGCCACGTTAGCCACTACGGTTTTTAGCTGGGCCTCGTTGGCTACCAGGTAAGCAGCTTCGAGCCCTGCAATGGTGGCTGCCACGTGCTGCCAGTATTGGTTATAGGTGGTTATATTGACCATTACTTTGTATTTTCGAGTTGGTTAAGGTATTCCACACGTTGCTTATACAGCAGCACAAGTACATCGTACAGGTTTTGGCTATATACCCGTTCTATGGGGCCAAATATGCCCGTGGCGGCCAGGCTGAGTGCCACACCGGCCAGCCCGGTTTTGTTTTCGTACTTAACAGGCTTGCTTTTCTGCTTTTCAATCAGTGTGGTTTCGTAAAGCAGCTCCAGGCTTATTTCCTGCCCGTCAACTTCCAGGGTGGCCGTGCGCAAATAGTTTTCAATGGCCTGGAAAAATAAGAAGACGGCAAAACGTTTCGCCAGGGGTACATCCACAATTTTTGTTGCACGCGATTCAATTAAATCGGCATTGTAGGCAATTTTGTTGCCGCGCCAGTCTTTTGGTCTGTACAACACGGCCACCAGGCGGTTTAAATCGCTTTCATCGTTGGTTTTCATGTACTGACGGTAATAGGTTCCCGCATCTTTATACTCCAAAAAAGTGCAGTCGGTAAGCGCGTCGGCAGGTCCGTACCAGGTTCGGACATTTTTGACGGCTAAATGAGGAACAAAATTACGGGTAAAGGCCATATTAAGCGATATTTTACCCTCATTCTCGATAAAGATAAAATCAAGCAACTCGGCCAGACGGTTTACATTGTCCGAAACAAACAATTTGGCTTCATCTGTCAGGCGATCGTAATCATTATAGCCATTGGTAACGCCCAATATTTTAAGCACCATGGCCGTGTACAAATCGGTCAGGTTTATTTCTCCGGCATGTTGTTTTAGCATCAACCCGGCCAGAAATACAAACTGATCGTTGCTCAATTCCGACATTTCAGCCGGAAAATCAACTTTAAAGTTGATTTCTGGTATTTCTATTGTATGCATCGCAGTTCGGTTAACCAACGTTTCAGGCGGTCGGCGCGTTGCTGGATCTTCGCCCGTTGTTTTGGATATTTATACTTTGCCCGGAGTTCAATTTTTACTTGCTTCAGGCGGGTTTCAACTTCTAAAATGTCGGCTTGGCTCATATTCTAAAAATTTGTGCTTCAGGGTCAATGTGTGCAATGGGATCAACAGGTACATAATCAATGGCGGCGGCTTCGGCATCCAGTTTGCTCAGCTCCTTTTGCAGGTTTTCAAGCTCGAGCAGCGCATCCGCCAGAAAGCTCTGGCCGATTTCGCGCCTTACATCCGTTGGAGCCGGTTGCTTGGCCTTCATGGTCAGCCTGTCGCTGATATAATCCTGAAAAATGCCATTGGGCAGCATGTTAATCGACAATCGTTTAACAGCCAAACTCAATGAGTAATATACCAATGGCACGCGGATAAGCAGCAGCATATCTTCGTAATCGGTAAAATTTCCGGTTAACAGAGCTGCTTTAATATCATCAAAGCGGGTTTTTCCCAGTACCGGTAGCAGGTATTTACGCTCGCTTTCGCGGATAAATGGCAGAATTTTCAGGAAGAAACGGCGTGAATTGTCGATGGGGAAAATATCATCGAACTGCCTGGCTGTATTGATAAACAGGCTTCGTGCCAGCTTTTGGGCAGCCGAATCCTTCCATTCGGCAATGTTAGTCGCATTGGCCTCCAGAAAAGCGATCAGCCGGTCGGTGGTTTTATGGGCTTTATTTAGCGTGGCTTCATCATCACGGGCAATCATCCACTCCCAGGCCATTTTTTCGTTGGCCGAATCAATCACCACCTTACGGCCATCGTCACCATGGGTAACATCGCTGTGCGAAGCGTAATTGTGTGTGGCATAATACGCCACAGGCAACTGAATGTAATGCACCAGGTCATCAAGTAATTTTACATCGCCACCTGTGTTGTAAGCCGCCGAATCGTAGTGAGTCTGGGCTTTGTCCATCACCGGTTTACCAATTAGCTCTGTCATGGCTTCATGCTCCAGCAGGATATCGGTTTCTATATTCGCAAAAGTATTCGAGGCATGCAGAAAACCCATCAGGGATTTTAATTCGGCTTGGCCGTTATTTGATTTGTTAAAAAGCATGGTTATTCCTCCTTATCGATGAAAACGGTTTTTGAGCAATCAATCCAAACGGGAGGTTGTGTTATTCCTCCAAAAACACTCAGCCATATACGGCCAAATAATAAAGCGCTGATTCGTTGTTTAAATGATAATCTCCAACAACTTATGCTTTGTTTACCATCATTAAAAACATGTAAATCGCCACATTCTTCATCCATATTTTGTGGCTTGGTCAATACTTTATTGGATTCTTTAAATTCTATTGGTTTTAAGGCACTCATAATTTTAATTGTTTTTAATTCTGTCTCCTGGTGAAGTCTGCGATTCCGTTAATACGGCATCGTGGTAAAAGCCCATCCTCACCGTTTTATTAGGCCAGTTAGCAGCAATGGCCATGTTGATATCCTTACAAACAATACTTTCCGGGATATCCACCGAGGTAGCCAGGTAAAGTTTGAATGCATATAGTTGTTCAGATCCGGAAGGCAGGTTACCATCGGCGCTCATATTGCTCAGGGCAGGATGCAAGCCAAAGCCGGCGGTGATTTCAAAGTCGGCACGTTTGGCAATTTCCACCTGGGCGCTGATAAAGTTCTTTACCTTCTGGTCGATGGTGTTAATTTTCCATCCAACGTATTCCTGGGCTAAATCATCATAGATGGTTTCAGAGGTGATCATCTTACCTGCCTTTTCGATGCCAATCAGCGCTTCACCAAATTTTAAAAAAACCTCAGTTTTTAAATCCTCAAGCATGCTGTTTTTATACTCAATACCCAGCAGCTCGCAATTTTTACGCAACATATCTTCCTTTTGCGCCCAATACAAGGCAGGCACCTCAATATGATACCGGATGGCAGCCGCATTGGCGTTAAAGTTGAGTAACAGAATAGGCAAACTCGATCCAAGCTTAATCCAGTTGAACAAACCAAAGAATGAAGGGCGCGAATACTCATTTTCCAGGGCAAAGCTGTACATATTGCTGTAGCGCATGCTCACCGGGTTCCGGAACGGATCCATCGGGTTCCATATAGGATACTGACGAAAATCATCCCTAAAAGGCTGTTCAAAATCCCCTGTAATGATGTGGTTTATTCTATCATAATCATCCGGATATTCGAGCCTGGCACCGATGGCACTTACACACTCAAGTTTGGCAATCATGGGCTTACCGCCAATACGCGCAGCACGGTTGCGAAAATACTTTGGGAAATGGCCGTTTACATGCTCAAACTCCACCAACGATTTAAGCAAATATTGCTGATAATCCCAATCTTTTAGCCATGCAGATACTTCAGGATCGGTTACAAATTCCTTTTTGCGCTGGCCATCACTAAACTTTATTTCGTACAATTCAGGGCCCTGGCCCCAGAGCAGATGGGTTTTCTTTAACAGAATTTCAGGCGAAACATTGTTTTCATCCAGCATGGCGCGGATATCTCCCGGAAGCGTGTTCTGATCACCATAAGGCACAATCGAAAACCTTCCGATTTGCATGGGCGTGGTGCCGGTTCCTGTAAAATACGGCTGCACACCTGTGGATGGCGTTCTGTCGGTGGCCGAAATTTCAGCCGAAAACAAAAACGTGCCGGTATCTACCAGCGCGTAGTTTCCGTTACTTGATATTCTCATAAAACACAGATTTTGGAGTAACCTTAATGCCGTTGAATCTCACGATGAGAATTTGCCAGCAGTTTCGTTTATTTTTCAGTGGATCTCCCACGTTCAAGTCCTGATAAAACAATTTGTGATCAGCATGCTCAATGCTATCACCCCGTGCCGAAGGCCTGAGCGTTGCCTTATCCACCCGCCGCAAACCCGACGATTTTTGCCTGAGCGCGTCCCAGGTGTAATGCTCAAACGAAAAAGGAATGCCCTGAGCCGTTAACTTTCGCATTTCTGCAATTGCAGAAAATAAATTGATTTCATCCATGGATGCAAAGGTGCAGCATGGATAAAAAAATGCAAAGGACAGAAAAGTGGGTATAAAAAAAAGGGGGCTCCAACAGCCCCCTTCATGGTTTCCCAAGACCATTTAAGTTACAGGTACCCAAAACGAAAACGCTTTCGCCTTTTTCGGATAAACACGTTTGCCATTTCTGGTTATGTATTTACAGAATACCAACTTATGTAGTCGACCATCAATTGTTCGAAAATTATCTATGAGGAATACCTCCTTTCTGTCCCTTTAGGCGGTAACTACCTTCGCTATTAAGCGAAAAAAAACCCGATACTTGGGATATCGGGTTCAAGTTCTTGCGTGACACAGTTTTTAAATAGTAATAAGTGGCGCAAATTTTTAATGGTCAACCTAACAAGAGGTTATTCAGATAATTTTCGATTTGCAAATATATATACAACTATTGATTAAGTCAAGAAAACTTTCAATAAATTAAACCCACAATACAAATAAGAACTAAATACAGTAATAATTTCAATGAATAATACTATAAATGAGATTATAACTGCAAATTTAACTAATGATCTTAAATAAGTTAAGGGTGTTGATAACTTGTTGTAAAAACGAACAAAAAAAGGGGCGTTAGCCCCCTTAATAATCAGGAAACAATCTCCTTTTCAATTTCAGCCACCTTCGTATTGATCCTTACGATGATGGATGAAATGATATCTCGCACAATCATGTTGTTTGAAATTGAGATCTTCGCATCATCACGATAACCCCTGTTGTCAGTCAAAAACAGCTTCAGTTGATGGCTGTCGATGTTCTCGTCAAAGTCAGTACCCATCTCTTTAATGAAATTCATCAACTGGGTACGCTTTGCGATAAACATGTCCCGGTGACCGATCAGCTCACTTTTGCGCTGATAAGTCTCGATCTGTTTTTCCAGCAATGCCTTCAGATCATCAATCTGGTTAGCAGCTGTTTTCATTTCCTTCACCTTATTTTCAGGTGCTTTTGTTGATTTATTGTCGTTCGACATTTTTTTCACCGATGCCTTTCGGATTTATTTCGGTACCTGGCACACCATTAATTTTAATGGCCACCCAATACCGGATTAAAAATTTTGGAACAAAAATGCATGTCAGTTTTTTCCCTTCCGAAAAAACTGAACGCACCCGAAGGGCGAAAGCCCGCTTACATTTCCATGAAGCGGGTTTTCGTTTTTAGAGAAAAATATTTTTAATGTAGGTAACTTTGCCGTTAAAATTGAGGGGGTGTGGGGAGTAAGTTATTAATTTGCAAGCTAATATACTTTGTTAACATAATTGAATTGCAATTGTTACAACTTAGTTAACCTCTCACTGATCAGTTTAATTAGTTATTGTTCTTTACTTATTATTTTTGCAATATACTCTGCAAATGACAGATCTTTTACATCCGATGCCTTTGTTCCAAATGTCTTTAGTTCGGTTGTAATCATGTTAAATAATGTTTTGGGTTTTAACAATTTTGACTTAAGTAATATCTTTGAAATTGTAGTCTGCCAAAAATTCAATTCTTTCTCATAATCTCTTATTCTTGCTAGTAATAGTAACCTATGTTTCATCAATGATTTGTACGACCTACCAATATCTTCAACATTACTTGTTAATTGCTGTAATTTATCTCTAAGTGTTTTATTTTCTTGTTCATATCGTTTTGTAGTGTGAACATTTAGTAATGTCATGGTTATTCCTAATATTACAGTATATAAAATCGAATTCATGACAACTAACCACTTAGAATTTAATTGCTTATTTACTAGACTTTCATAACTGCTATAACCGAGATCTTCCGCATTTAGAAAACTAATTGTCGAATTACTGGTTAGTCCAGATAAATCTATATAACAACTTACGCGAGGATAAACATCAGGAACGATAAAGAAACAGTGGCTAGAATCTTTACTATCATAAATTAATTCACATTGAATATCACGAGAGTGACTAAGCTTAACATTTTTAATATCAGAAACGAAAAACTTAAAGTCATTTTGCGATTTTGTTGATTCATTTGAAATCTGTATTAATGCATGATATTCATCATTGGACTGATATAATAACATTTGGTAAGCGCCATCGGAACGCGAATAATACTCAACTAAGGATTGTACTCCGTAAAAAAAAATACCAGATGCAAGGACAGGAAAAATTATATTCTTTATTATGCTTTTCATAATTATAGTATAATTTGATTATTCAAAGATAGAAACATTGTTATCTAAAATATTATTCCAAAGCTCCTTATAAGTGTTGATGATTCTTATAAGAATAATCTCTTATTAACCATTGTAAGAACATTTTGATGTGAAATCTCAAAATTAAACACAGTAAAAGGTTCAGGGCCAGCTCTGACCCTGAACCGGTTTTCCAACAAGATTATATCTTTCCATCGCTCGCAGAAAGATGAATCCGGGAAAATAACGACCTGCTATAGTCGAATTTTAAACTCTTTATATACAAGCAAAATTTGTTAACTGGTTAATAATGTAATTATTAGAACTTATTTAGCTATGCGGGTTTTTAATAAGACATCAAACGTACAAAAATAAAAGTTTATAAATCAAGTACTGAGCTACAAATTTCTAAAAATTTATCATGGCACCTCTTGTATAGTCAATTTAAACCCGATAACATCAGCAATAGCAATAACATGGTCCAATTTCGGAGCATACATCCCATTTAAAACCCTGTTAACGTTTGATTTTACTAATCCAGTTTTCAAAGCAATCTCATCAACTGATATCTTGTTATCCAAAACAGTCTCCCGAAGCTGCCTACAAATGTTTTCCCGGGCTTGAACATACTTTTTATTATTAATCAGCATAGCCACCTAGTTGGTTTAAAAGCTCAAAGTTACACAAAAAAAAGGTTCAGGACCTTTTAAGTCCTGAACCGTAATTTTCAATGAATTCGTTAAATTCAAAAGTGAACCTACCCGGATCATCCAAAGCTGTGTGCATCGCATATCCTTCATAGTAGATAGAATCGAGAAATTCTACAAAAGCATCAATCATCTCGGGCCTCCTTTCTTAATATTACGGAGGATTATCTGGTTAGGCGTCACCTCAATTGATACCTGATCACCAGGAGTAAACCCTGATTCAGACAACCATTTTCCTTTTAGCAACAATTGACTAAAAATCTTCATTGGTGATCTGAATGAATGAGGAATAACATGCGATTGCACTTTAATTGATCGTGTCATGACTGCCTCCTTTCAACTTGATTGGCTGAAAACAGGTAGCAAATTGGCCAGAACTTCATTTCATCATCATCTTCAGCATCAGGAACTGGTACCTGCCTGGGTGTTCCCCATACCAGGTAAGCTTTGCTTCCTTTTTTCACCGAAAGCCCTTTGTCTTTCCATTGATGAAAGGTGTTGAATTCAATTTCTTCTCCTCCGGAATACACCTCAATCAATCCTTCGTTAACAGATCCTGCATCAAGTTCCCCTGAATGGATCTGTGCCTTAATCACCTTGGATAAAGCACTTAATTCACGACGCTTTTGTTTAACGTCAGTTGTTGATTTTTTCATGATACAAATGCCGTATTGTGCTGTTGCCGCCAGCGTTAAATTAATTAATGCAAAAATTTTATTGAGTGAGTTGACTTCTTGTCAATGGTGAATGTCTGTTTTCGCAATCCCGAAAAATACAAACAATAAAAAGCGAAAACTGACCGAACCCCACGGGGCCGCGGCTCCATCAGGAGGCGGCCATTGACTTTGTCAACTCACGATCAATAACTTTGCTATTAATTAAGGTAACGCCCCCACCCCATTTATACTGAATACCATAAAAGCAAAAATTCCTTGGGGGCCTGTTTTCTTTTGGTCTACCTTTTCTTTCCGAAAAGAAAAGGTAGCCGTTTTTAAATGTTTACAAATATTTCAATCATGTTAAGAATCAAAAATCAAAATCAAATTGATTATTATTCCTGTAAATGAGGCTTTTTGCCCTTTATCACACTTTCGGGAAAGTGTGAAAGCCTGCTTTCAGACCGACCCGCTCTGCCCATGATATGCCTTTGCATATTGCGTTTTTTATTGGATATATGACAACGTGCATCTAAACAGTACGTTATACAGTTATTTTAAAATTTTTGTTTAAGTTGGTCGGTCTGGTGGTTAGTAGTATCTTCTTTAATATAGTAACCATGTTTTTCCAACCGCGTGAGGGATTGCAGCGGCATCCTTTTCCGGCGAAGCAAGGAAAAGATACAGCGGAAAGCCCGACCCGAAGGGGCACGCCCAAATAATTACCTCATTTCACGTATAGCTACATCACTAAACTTGATCTGTTGACGTGCCTTAACAATGTCCATGTACTTCTTACGGCACATCAGGTACTTGAATGCATCACTGTAATTGGTTGATTCCATGGGCAGGCGTTTGACTGGGAACTTCTCTGACTTCTTGACCTTCTTGATATTGCCCTTTGCATCCTTCTCGACTGGTGCCATTTCCAGGCTACTCTTTAGCTCTTTGCATTCGAACTGATCAATCAGTAGCTTAGGTAATGCTGTAACATGGTTACCCATCAAGTCGTTCATCAGGTCGAACTCTTCAGGATGGGAGATATTGCCCTGACCAACACTCATCAGATTAACTTTCCATCCTGTTGATTTAACACTTCCTGAGTCATCTTTACGCTTCTCGATGGCATTCTTTAACTTGGTTGCAAAGTCTTGTTTCTGCTTACTGTATGCATTCCCTGAACGGTCGTAATACATATCTAATTCTTTGCGCTCGTGGTGTTGGAAAAAATCAATAAAATTTTTAGCCAGATGATCTATCCACTCGGGTGTAAGCACATGCATGTTTTTTAATACCCGGTAGTTTGGCCATTGCTCCTGCCCTATTACCATACTACACATGTTACCAAAGTCGACACCAGTTTCAAGCTTCTCATGCTTACGAATATACTTCAAGCCGCGACTGCTTTGAGTAATGTTATCACGAATACCATACTGATCATAATAGGAATAGTTGTATCCATCATGGTAAAAGTGTGCTTCACTAAGATTACCATAAAAACGCATGCCTTTTTCTATGGCAGGTTTCATTGAAAGAATGGATGTAAGATAGTCCTCTAAGCTCCCATCAGCCAATTGTTCAGGGAAATAGCCCTCGGTAAGGATATCGGCATTTACAAAGCTGGAAGCAATGTAGAAAAAAGTGGAATTCATCCTGATTTTGTAATACCTTTTCTCCCATCTGACAAGCTTAACAGCAACTTTCTTAAGCAATTCTACATTTTTAGTTTGTTCGGCCTGTTGGTATTCAATTCGGATAGCATTAAGAATAAAAGCACAATCGAGAATCGATTTGATTTGCTCTTTGTTCATGTTTTTCTTCAAGTCCAGGATCCAGTCATCTTCATCTATTCGGTTCATGTCCGGAAAGTCGGTAGTAAAAGTACGTCCCCGAAAATAGGGTGAATGTCCGAAACGCTGAATACTTCCCCTGATGGCGGGTGTAAGTTTCTTTATCTTATTCTTTTTGAAATATTTAACTTCGTCTCCAAGCACATGAACATAGTTGCTACCGGCACCACTGGAAGGCCGATCCATTGACACAAGTGTAAAATTGGCACCGGTAAAAGTGGAAATCGTGTGTTTGAATGATTTGAACTTTGTAAATGGCTTTTTGAAATAATCAGGAGGTTGTTTGTCTACCACAAAATGCCCTTTGGTTTTTCCATCAGCCTCAATCCAACCAAGACGTTCCCATCCTTCAATAAATGTTTTGGCTGTGTTTTTCAGTAGATTTGTATACGTATCGCCAACAAAAGCAAGTGGAGCTCCTGGCATATCATGCACTATATCCTGGGCTCGCCCGGCTAATATATCAGATGTTTTACCTGCTCCGCGACCAACAATCAAATATAGATTTTTGGGACTAATCATATTGATGACCATACTCAGCCAATTGGTCAAACGGAACTCAGATTTTTCAAGTTTAATCTTCATCTTCAGGGAATAAATCAATATCCTCAATCATAGCATCAGCTTTCACACGTAATTTTTCACGCTCAGGGATATCAAGTCCATCGATGTGCCTGGCTAATTCATATCTGTTGGCTTTTGTACGTCCAACCAGTTCAGGATCCAGTGTATAAATCTTGACAGGTTTCTTGAAAAATTCTTCCGGGATATCATCAGGTTCGGCTTCATTAAGCTGGCGCATATTACCTGCAGCCAGGATAATGTTTTTATAGATATCCAGGTCCTTGGAAGTCTTGGCTGTTTTTATAACGAGTTCGGCAGATCGTTCAAGCATTTCGGCATACATGTTCCTCCAGGCTTGCTTTTTAATTGCGTTATCCAGGTAAAAGAAATTGATGGCATCGCTGTAATACTTATTAGACAGATAAGGAGAAAGTGCATAAGGTGGCAGCTGTAGCAATTTAATGATGGCACTGCGGTTTTCGTAACGCATGTGCATTCCACGGATCATTTCCAGCGTCGAAAGATATTCAACCATTTCTGTGGGAAGATCTCCTTCTGCACCTGTTTCGATAAACGAAAGCAATGCATCATATTTATTGTCATCTATCTCCATAAAGCAGTTGGTCTCGTATGTTTTCAAATTTTCTGGCATCGCGAATTTTCTCAATTTGCTGTTGGGCGGTTGTATTCCCACCTTTGGCACTGGTAAGAACTGCCATGTCGATCTGTGCCTGGGCAATGAGCTGGCCGCGATCATAATGAAATCGAAATTCAGATGTTTTATCATCAAATTGGCGTTGTAGCTCCTTAATTGGGATATTAAAATACATGGCCATTTGCTTAATGGTGTAATTGATACCGGCAAGGGATTCAATTTCTTCTATTTGCTCTTCTGTGAATTCCATTCTAATTCGACTTTGTATTTCTCTTTAATAAAGTTGTTTAATTCTTCAACTGATTGAATAACATGTATCGGTTTATTGCTAAAAGGTTTTGAAATAACCAGGTACTTCGAAACTTTGTATACCTTTAATAAAGATCCTTCTGATGACCATGACCCTCCTAATCCGGTTGTATCATCATGAGTACCTTTAAAATGAATATCAATACAATCCTTTATGCTTTTCACATAGATGGTTGAGTAATTCATTTTAGGTTTACTAATCAGATCTTTTATAAAGCCCATCAGTGATACAGTTTAATCGAAAATCGTACAATCGTTTATCATTAAAAAATAGGTATTGCTCATATTGGGCATTCTCGCTCCAATTGCCTGATCCTTCAATCAGGTAGTGGTTGTTTGCAGCTTCAACCAGCGTTATTTTTGAGTGGTTCCAGGCATAATGAATAGATATTTGGTTTCTGGAATTTACCAGGCTGGTAAGGTGATCCACTACCCTGGGCATCCGGTGTTTCATTGAATCGCTGATGAATAATTTTACATGACCAATTTTGCCCTGATCGATGCGCTTGATTAGTGAATCTACTATCCTGCGGTTGATGGAGTAGGTTGACAATACCAGGTAATCAATTTTTTCGCATTCGTGCAACAGGTAAGGGATAAATGTAAAAGCATTAAAGCTTTTCAACGTCCAAATGGCAAAGAACTCACCCTGATTGGGTAACCGGCCATTGAGATTTTTAAGACTTTCGAGTTTAATCTCATGCATGCTCAGATAATTATCCCGGAGAATGGCCGATTTTTCCCCGGGATGTTCATCTGACTTTGTGGTTAATTCACCGATGGAAAACAGTTTATTCATTAATGCCCAAAAGCGTGTTTACCTCAAGCAATTCCTGTTCAAACTGTTCTACGCGTTGCACCCGTTTAGCCGTTTCTTTGTGATCGGGCTCATCGGCGATTTGCTTTTTTGTACGCGGGATCTTGTTTTTCAACTGATCGCGCAAGATAACCAATTCAGCATCCTTCATGGCGTGAATTTCGGCTTTACGCTTCATCCAGTCGAAAATGGGGTGCTTTCCGAGCAATGTACCGGTTGTTTTAAAATGATTCAGCTCGTCCCATATCTCGCGGTTCTCCAGGTAATTTTCTACTACCGACTTGGAAAGCTCCGCAATTTCTTCCGCACTGGCTCCTTCTACCAGTTTGCTGTGGCCTTGGATGTATGCATCGTAGGCCGTAAGCATATCGGCAACCAATTCCTTCAATACACCAGGGCAGGTTTTCTGCTTTAGGAATGGGAATTCCTCACGAAGTTTAATGGAGCGTTTGATGTTATCAGGAACGGTGGATACAAACTTTCGGGTTTTGGCTTCCTGGAGTGCAGAAATAAGGTCCTTTTTCTTGCGCGAAGCAGGTTTAATTTCCAACATGGCTGCCAACTGTTGTACCTGAGGCCAATCGAGAGTTGTAATATCTACCAACTCGATTTGTTCAGCCATTTGTGCAATGGTAAGTACAACATCATTGCCCGGATCCTGACTTTCGGCGGCAGGAGCCATTGAGCTAACCAAAGCGGTTTTTAGCATTGTTTTGTAAACCATTTCAGGAATACCGGCCACCTTGGCCAATTCGTAACATAAAAAGTTGTAATTGGCTTGAGTATTCCCCGCTCTGTTAAGAGTTGATTTAAACGAAAGATTTCGTCCGTGGCGCAAATACAATTGTTTTCCGGTTTCAAAGTCACGATCCGATTCAAACCAATCGAGGATGGCGGCTTTTGGATTTTCATTTACTTTCATAACTAAAGGTTTTAATTATTTGCAATTTGAAATTACAAATATGCAATTGCAGAGCAAAAACCAAAAGGACATAAAAAAGCCTGCCCGGTTTTGTCGTTGGGCAGGCTTTAACCAAATTATAAACTTACGAAGCGACTACTACTAAGTTCTGGAGAGCTCGAAATATTTAAAGGTTGCACCTCCATCCTTGAACGCTTTAAAAGTAATGGTGGCTCCGGCAATTCCTGACCAGGAAGTGCCATCTTTAAGCAATAAATTTCCGCCAGTAACAATTGAAGCAGGATTGGTACCACCCGATCCGAGCAGGGTAAATACAAGTCCATCAGAAGCGTTTGAACATGTCGTAATCTGAGTGGCTATTGTATTATCGGTAAGCTGATATTCGCCTGAGCCGTTCGTCAAATCGATAAACGTAGCATCAGCGGCAACCGTTGTAGTTACATCACTAAGGGTTAACGTGTTGTTATAAATAGCAACATTAGGCCCTTTGTTAGTGCTCGTGAATGTGAATACCGTTTTCTTGGCATCCTTATCATCGGTACCTTCAAATTTCATGCGAAGCGGAGCACATAGACCACCGTACTCAAGAATACGGCCATCGGAACAGGCTTCATCAAAAATCAACACATCCTTGCCTAACCAGTTGGCACGAAACTCAAGAATTTCCTGTTCGGTTCCGGGATGGGCAAATACAAACTCCTGAATTACGCCTTCAGCATCAATTTCACCTTCACCGGTATTTTTAGCGGCGATGGAAGAAGGTGTTACGTACAACTCGATGGCATAAGCTCCGGCTTTGAACACATGTTTCCCTGAAATTAAAATTCCTTTTGAATCGCGGGGTTGATGTGTGAGGATATCGGCAACGTCAACAATGGTGACCTTGTTTTTTTTGTCGCCACCTGAGCCGGGTGAGGCTTTTGCAGGACGGGCGACATTTACTTTTACATAGCTCATATTAGTATATCGTTAAAGAGTTTAAAAGTTCCCGCCGAAGCGGGAACATTAGTTTACGCTATTTCAAAGCGGTCAAGTTCAACAAACTTGAGACCGTTGAAACGGACTTTAATCCATTCGCCTGCACCCAGGGTCATAGCTGCCGAAATACGGCTGAAATAACCTGACTGAGCAATGGTTGTGGCATTGGTATCTGAACCTCCTTCGAGCAGGTAGACGTCGCCATCAACTGCATTAAGGATGTTGGTTATCGCAGTGGCCGCTGAGTTAACAGCAGTGACAAAGTGTTTACCTGAGGCAGCGTTTGCCGTGGTAGCATCAGCAGCCAGGAAAACAACATTTGAAAGAGCCAGATCCCAGCGCTCGATTTCAACGAAATCGGCAGCACCTCTTTTGTATAGAAGGATCAGCGTATTTTCGTCGAGGGTAATGGCAGCATCCAGGTCAAATTTACCGGCATTGGCAATGGTGGATGGATTTGCACCTGTATTACCGATGATGTAAATGTAATCGCCAACGGCAGAATCAGCAATATCGGTAATCGCGGTAGCCTGGGTGTTAACCCCGGTACGAAGCGATGTGTGATACTGAACCGAAGGAATGGTTACATCAGCAGCAATGTTTACATACGAATCAGGCAAAATTTCAACATCATTGCTGAAAAAGATTTGTTTGTCATCCGAAAGATCAACACCATCCGGATATTCGTAACCATAGGCCCAAACATGGATGCCTGTTTTGTAATCACCAAAAATATTGATGTCGCGTTTGTCCATCTCCATGTTCAGAATTTTCTTTTCTGAAGGGATGTTTTCCAATAGCGAAATGTTATCTTCAGTTGTTGCAAACATGAATTTGCTGTCATTCAAAAATGACAATCCTTCCAGACGAATATTTTCATGCAGGTCAACGGTAAGTTTACCTTCGGTGAAGGTAGGCATGAGCCCTTTTACGGTTTCTCTGCGTTTCAAATAAGCATCGCGCCAATAGTTGGCCATGTAAAGAACCATACCCGGCATATCGCGCCAGTACTCAGGAATTCTTTTTACGAGCGTTTCTACATAATCCAGGATATTTTCCTCGGTGGGAACTCCCAAATCGTAAGGCATGTAAACCCGGCGTTTCTGGGCTGCTTTAATACCAATCAACAAACCGTTTTGTTTGTGAATAGATAACCCTGCCACGGTAGCATTGTCAGCCGTTGGAATATAAATTCCACGAATGTGAGCAATTTGATCTTCCTCGGCTGCTTTTTTCAAAATTTCGCCAGCCAGGTAGGCCACAAAACTCATTTTGTAAGGTTTCGATCCTTCTTTTTTGATGGATTCCAAATGGTTCAACCAGCTTGTTTCCATGCTTTGAAGTTCAGACCCCAGAATGGTAATATCAATTTGAATTGGATACACTTTGGCAATCTCCGGTTGAAACTCGAAGGAACCTTTTGGTAACCATTTCTTTTTGCGTGCCTGGGTTACTTCGCCGGTAAAGGCTTTTGCATAGGCAATCTGATCCTGAACATTTGAAACGGTGTTCCAAAAAGCAGGCAGCCTGTTTTTGGCCCGCAGGAATGAAATAAGGGCCGTTTGATTTTCACGGTAATAGGCACCCAGGTCGGTGTTAAGCTGGGTAATGTCCATTGGAGTGTAATCGGTTGCCTCAACTTTAACATTGCTTGCAGCTCTCGCATTCCACGGGCGATTTTCGTAAGCATCAAAACTTTGTTTCGATGAAAACAAATGGGTTTTGCTGTGCATAAAAACTGCTTTGTTTGGTGTACCGGCTCCGGCGTGAGGAACATCGTCCTCAGGCTGTTTGCCTAATTTGATGATGGTAGCCTGGCTTTGCTGTTGAGCCACTTCCATGGCCGTAAGCTTTCCTTCTAACTCACTTACTTTTGATTGTAATACAACAATAACCGGATCTACCTTGGGAGGATCCTCAGTTGTGGATTTTGGTTTCTCGGGAGCTTTTTTGGCCAGGGCAGCTTCAATGGAGAGAATCTCTGCTTCCTGGAAAGAAGCGTAGCCATCTTCATCATAAGCTAAACCTTCCAAGGTTAAAGGAGCTCCAAACTTTTTTTGATGTTCAGCTTGCAATTTGCCAACATCTTCCTTGGTTAACGCCACTTTGCCATCAACAGAAGCCAGTTCTGTGAAGCCAAGTACGATTAACAAGGTTGCGATTAATTTTGGATTCATTTTTGAAAAGATTTAGTTAAACAAATTATTTATTTCTTTTTGCGGCCATTTGTATAGCACGCTTTACTGCATAATCAAGGTTGCCCATTTCGTCAGCAAGGCCATATTTAATGGCATCGTTGGCATAAAACATGCGTCCGTTTAAAATGCCTTTTTGGGTAATGTCTACTTTTCCGGCTCTGAATTCACGAACATCAGCCTGAAATTTCTGAGCCAATGGCGAAAGAACTTCTTCCATCATTAATTTGTAATCGCCTTTCAGGGCATTTTCCCATGCTAAATTTTTGAAGTTCGATTCAGGAGCATAGATGGTATGGAATTTTACACCCTGTTTTTCCCACATGGGAGCTATATCCATAAATGAAACCATTACCCCTATACTTCCGAATTCGCTTGAAATGTTGTTTGAAGCAATAATCAGATCCGTTGCTGCGATGCTATAGTAAGCGGCAGAAGCGGCGGTATCGGCCCAGGCAATAACCGGTTTTTTTGTTTTTGCATACAGAATGGCATCAACAATCGGGAATATTGAATCGACGGTTCCTCCACCCGAATCGGTTTCAATAATAATGGCATTAATATTGTCATGATCGGCAGCTTCGCGTATATAGGAAGCAATGGTTACTGTTCCCCAGTCCCACCAATCGTCCTCTTTAAACATAATGTCTTTTAGAGGAATTATCAAAGTAGAATTTTCAGGAAAGCGGTCGAAAATGGATGCTGGTTTTGAATTGTCATTAACTTCTTCTGAATCATAAAGCATCATTTTATCTCCTGTTGGAGAAATTGCATAAGCGCCTAACGGTAGCTTTATTTCTTCAAACTTAATGGTACCATCCATCAAACCTTTGATAAAAGAACCATAAGCGATTAATTTTTGAGGCTGATAAAACCAGGCGGTGCTCAGTATTTTAGAAAGAAATTTTGAAACATCCATAATTGTACCGTAAAAACAGTACAATATTAAGTTGCGGGGGTTTCATCCAAAAGGACTGATTGATTCTGGTAAAGTATCGTATCAACCGTGTAAAGCTGCCTGGCAAGTTTAATGCTTTCGCATATAAACTGAAACTGATCGCCGGTTGCTTTGGCATCACTTTGGGGCGATGATTTAAAATAAGCGGGTACAATGGTGGTACCCAATAATTTTGCCGATCCATCGCTATAAGTAAATCCAACCACCAGAGGCAATTCGTTTAATAAGGCCAATTCGTCGGCATTGTACACCCATTCTCCAGGAACATTGAACATTAAGTTCTGTGTAAATAGTAGCCCTGCATCCTGGCGTTTGGATGGTTCCTTAAATTTGGCTGATGCCGGAGTAAAATAAACCGGCAACCAATTTAATCCTGTAGCAAAGGTTACCACATACTTATCTGTGGCAGGTTGTTTTTCGATTGAAATCACATTTTTAGCCAATTGGTAGGCAATTTTAGTGATTACAGGTATCAGTTTTGTACTTTTTTGTGAGAGCATATTACGGACATTTAAGACGATTAAGTGAGAAAAAGAAATAATGGCATGTAATAAACAGAATACCAGTTAAATACACTACAATTCCTGCAACATTCGTGTAGAAAACCGGTAAAGTGACTCAGATTTAAGATCATCTTCAGTAATATTGTACTTCCGTTTAAACAAATTTATGATCTCGGTGCGGGGCAAGCCGTCTTTTAAACCGCGAAACAGATCCCTTGAAAATTCGAAGTTAAAGTCGATTCGAACTTCTTTCCGGAACCGTATTTTACTCTTCACCGAAAGATAGTTGTAAGAACGTATATCTTTCCGGCTATTAAAAGGAAGAATGATGGTAACGTTATTGTCGTTTTGCAGCTGTGATGATTTGAAATACTCCATCACGTTTTCTTTATCGGCAATTGGAACACTAGAAAGGCTGTTATAGTTAGTAACCAGCTTAACAAGCATGTGATTGTAATCGTGCCTGTTTGGAAAACGCAGTGGAAAGGTTTTGTTTATTGATTTGTAAAGAAGATATTTTCGAAGATAAGGTTTTACCTCAATATCGATTGTAATGATTGTACTCGACATAATTTCTGGTATAACCCAGATAAGCCGACCTTTCTTGCCCTGCAAACATACAAAATTCATGTGAAATACAACCTTTACCAGGAAGATTTTCGCGTTAAGGATTGCAGCGGCATCCTTTACCTGGTGGAGCCAGGGAAAGATATAGCGGAAAGCCTGACCCGCAGGGGAACGCTCAAAACATTTGTGAAACAATTACAAAACACACTTGGTCCAGAAGTACGAAAAAAAGAGTACAAGTGTACAGGGGTACTAAAACTGTACTTAATAAACTGGTATGCAGTATATTACACCGTACTATATTTTAGTACAAAAGTGTGTAATCCGTACTCTTTTTCGTACTTTTTAAAAGTCTTTTTTTTATCGTACGAAAGTGTACAAAAGTTCGTTTACGTTCGATTTAAGTAGTACGGTGTATTGTGTTGATATTTAAACATTTGCGCCATGCCGTACGATTGTACTCTTTTTTACCTTATTATTTATTAAGTCTTTTTTTAACAAAAAAATAAATAAAAAAATAAATACTATATATATGTGGCTGTTTGCCACAATTTTACGAAGCCGATTTTGGCATGTACTTTTGTACCATTTATTTTTGAGAAAAAAAAAGGGGCGCCGGAAAACGCGAAGCGTGAAAAATAAATTGAAAGGAGTTCGCTGGCGCGAACAAGTTAATTATGCTGTCGCCGGAGTATTGAAAAGGTGTTCGCTTCGCTCACGATTGTTTATGCTTCGCCATGTGCTTAAAGATACAGCCCTGAGGCTTTAATGTAACGGGCAAAGGTAAGGTGCCGGGATGTATATGCGATTCTCAGGGGGTTGCTAAATGTTTAATAAACGGTTTAAACGTTTATTAAACAGAATGGCGCATAAACACAATGTGTTTATGCGCCCGTTACCAAACATTAAAACGATTTGGTAACAAGGGCTAAAAAACATATAACCCTTGCCACCGCACCGCTAATATTACCAGCCTTTAATCTTTTCTTCGATGTCTTTGGCTGCATCTTCTTTGCCGAGTTCACGAAGCCTCACAATTGCTTGATTGAGACCTTTCTTAATTTCAGCATCGTTTTCACCCCCATCAATCAAATCAATGATTTCAGATGATTGCTCGTCTTGGTTCAGCTCATCAAACGCCTTTAAGATGGCTTGACCCACATTGTCAAAATTCATACTATTTTGATTTTAATTTACGTGCAGTAATTCTAACCCCACCGCACAATAAGGGTTATACGATTTTTTAGCCCCCAGACGTTATAAACCATATTCTTTAGACAGCCAATCGATAAAATCTGAAAATGTTGGTTCTTTATGTTTCCATACTTTTTTATAATAACCCATCATTAATGTAGAGGAATAAATACCCGGGGCAATCTCTGTTGTAGTATTCGGGTCAATATATACATTAATCTGGCAACTGTCATTAAAGCATTCAGCTTTATACTTCATTAAAAGTTTAATTGTAATTAATTCAGCTCCACCAAATTTTACTTTTGTTGTGTCTGAATCAACTCTAATTATCTCATTTTGTCCTTGTTTTAAAATAACAAGTTCTTGTGATTGTAATCCTGTAAAGATTATTAATGCGATTAAAATTAAAATAAATTTTTTCATTTTGATAAATATTTAATTGTGAATAAAACACGGTTTATAACAATGCGTATATGCTATGCAGCCAAATTATTTATTATTTGTTGAAAGTACGAGCAAGACTGCACAGCACATACGCCCAACGTTATCGCTCAGTTTAAGAAGCATCCTGCAAAAGTTCTGGGTTATCGAAAATATTACCCACTTTTTTAGGATTTTCAGAAAACGACAATAAGATAGTGTCCTGTTTATTTTGTCGAATAAGGCAAGTATTTCCATTCCTATATTCAACAATCCTAATAGTTTCACCGTGTTGTATAAGGTCATTTATATAAATCTCCTGTTCGGTTCTGATTTTACCAATATATTGCCCGACCGTTTCTGGTTTTACAAAATGGTATGTATTACTGGTTGCTTCATCAAATGGTTGCGAGTAAATTCTACATTGTCCTTTTGGGTCTTTTACAAAATATCCATAAACCCATTCTCCGTTGTCGATTCTTTTACCTCTGAATTTAATTTCTGATGTATTCATATTTTAGTTTTTAGTTGATTATTCAAACACATAAATCCTCCCCAGTTCCATAAAATCAAAAAAATCGTTGTGCTCGGTAAAGCCGGGTTTGCTGCGTTTGGCCCAATAGCGATCGGGTTGGCGCTGGCTGTGTATAAGGTAGGCAATGCCGGTTTGGTACTGGCCGTTGTGATCGGTAAAATCCTGCAACGTGGCCTGCCTGGCGCGCGCAGGGAGCCGGTTGTAATAAGGATCGCCCTGGTCGTATTGCAACTCCGGTACTGCTGTGGCCACTGCAGGCGATTTGGTGAGTTCGTTGATTAGTGTTCCCATGGTACTTTAGTTTGCTATGTAAATCTGTGTAGGACGCGAAAATTCTGATATTTTACCTTCCCCGGTAGAATAATCCATAACTCTATCAGTAACTGGTTCCTCATTTGATTTAATTGCATAATGTACCTGGCAACCAGCAATGATAACATGATTGTCTTCATTTCCAACCTTAGCAAACCAATTGGATGAATTTCTATTTGTAGTTACACCAAGAAATGTATCCGGGATAATTTCTACATCTCCCCAAACTGCTCTGTATTGTTTGCCGTCGGGTGCAATAAACCAGCTATCAGTTGTTATTAGGTATTTTCCTTTCATATAATTGAAGTTTATTTGATTAATTACTATTCTGCTATCGTAATGTACTCCACTCCTCCCGATTTATCGTAATCAATTGCCCGGCCTTTGTTATCGTACTTCTTTGGGTTGCCATCGGCATCGAACAGATCCGGATTAAAAATATAGCCACGGAATTCAGCGTAGGCTTTCAGTTTCTTTTTAAAGCTGTTGGGCGTGTAGAATCGTTTGGCCGTTGGCACCTTAAGCAAATAATTGTCGGCCAGCTCCTGACGGGCTATGCGCATGCCCAGGTTGTTGATGTTGCTGAAATATTCATCGGCCCAATCCAAAAACGATTCGCCCATTTCCTGCCTCAGGTTGCGAAGCTCCAGGCGGCGCAATGGTGCCTTTACAAGTCCATATTGAAAATACAGTTGCAAACAGGTGGCTGCCAGGTTGTAGGTAATGTTGTATTGCTCCTGATCCCAATCGTCGAAAAAGTTAATACCGAAATCGTCGATGGGTTTGTGGTTTTCGTTGTAGAAGTCGGAAAAAGCCAGCATGAATACCCGGTCGCGGAGCGATCCTCCGGCATCGTTAATGCCATGGTTGGTGCTTACATAAAATTTGGGCTTTCTATCTTCAGGCAGGTTAAATTTGGCCTGGCCCAATCCCCTTACGGTGAACTGACCGGTCAGGTGCGGGTAAAAGAATTCGATATCGATGTTTGTCCGGGTATCGTCGATAAAAATGGACTTTGTTTTCTCGGTAACACCTTCCATCAAAAATGGATCTTCGGTCAGGTTTTTCTGCTTTCCGGCAATGTAAACCTGCGGAATGAGACGGCCAATAAACATACCGATGATTGATTTACCGGTTCGCCCGTTGCTCTGTCCTACCTCGCTCATTTTGCCATCCATGGCAATAATCATTTTGCTGATTGATTTGTTGTGGTATTCGTGAAGCAGGTACCCGATGCTGGTGAGTTTGCTCATTAAATGCATGTTTGTTTCAAATTTTTCGTCCAGGGTGCGGGTGTCCTTGATGGGTTGGCGGGTTTTTGCATCCAACATTTTTCGCCAGGCGAATTCTGATGTGTTTAAAATAAATTGTAGAAAGTGGCTTTGTTTGCCGGTTTCGGTAAAATCCACATCAAACTGACCCACAAAGTATTTTAGCGCTTCGTTTTGCCTGGCCATGGCCTCGGTAACCTGGTCGATCAGCAGCATGGGTTTAATTTTTTTGGCATCAAAATCAATTATCTGGTCATGCCAGATGGAGTTTTCAAGGTTTATAACGGGTTTTTCGTCGATGCCATCTTTGGAAATGGACCAGTATTTGTCCTGAAAATAAAGGTTCTGACTGTCTTTTTGAGGTTCTTCGAATTTGGTAAACAGCTTGTACATGTTGCTCAGGCTGTCGGGTCCCAGGTACATTTTACCACCACGGAGAATGAGGTTCTGGATATCTTTATGGGCCACTTCTTCGGTAAACTCTACCACAAAGTCTTTTATTTCGCCGGCATCCACATTGCGCACCACCTTGGTGTGGTTGTGCACGAAATAGTATTTGCCGTTGGCCATCATCAGCTTGCCAAATCCCCGGTTTTTAAGAAATTTACGCAGGTTAACATAGTCGAACTGGACCTTCTTTTTTTCGTTGCCCATCTTGTCTTCCCACTTCACTTCCTCCCAATACTGTTCGTCAACAGTCAGCGGTTGGGCAGGAATAAAGAAATCTGTTTCCTTATCATATCGCCATTCAAGTTTACCAACCTTAAACACTTCGCCGTTAGGATAAAACTGCAACAAAGTATCTTTGTGCTTTTTGAGGAATGTTTTGGCATTCTCGAAACCCCAAAACTGCATGATCTGATGTTCTGAAAGCGTAGTGATCCGGTGCAGCTGCACGTAAGTTCCTTCGCCATCTTTCTCCTTAATATCATTCACCGCACGGTCCAAATCACGCTTTAGTTCAATTTCTTTCCCCGAAAGGGTATTCACAAGCAGGTCATCAATGCCCTTATCGTTGTGGGCATTGTGTTTGGTGTATCCGAAATAAGTTTCCAGGTAAATGCCATGGTTGTTAAATGCCTTCAGGTAATCGCGGAAGTTGACCACAGCCCTGTAAAACGAATAGGTGCGTTGATCGACACGGTCGCCGGGTTTTAGGTTTTCGCTGAGCTGGTCCCAGTCGCTGTCGAGCATAAATACCACTTCTTCCACCTTGCACGCTTGTACTATTAATTGTAAATCGTGGGGGAGGCGGCCGCTGGAAGCAATGTTGTGGATGCCCATGATGCCTACCGAGGTAATGCCATGGATGGTGGCTTTATCGGCTTTCTTTTCGCCTTCCTGGATGTAAAGCCGTTTGATTATGCGCCGCTCTTTGTATATCTGGCGAACCGATTCGGGAATGTACAAATGCGAGCCGGAGCCATACGGCGATTGGTATTTAATTGGTTTGCCCGATTTGTCGAGATGATGCTCAGGGAACTGCCAGCGCACCCGGTACAGGTGCTCGAACTTGCTGGTTTTTTCCTTTTTGTACATCACCGGTTTTCCCTCAAGGTCGTAGTACCAGATAATCATGTCATCGCCGGGAGCAATGCGCCCAAACTGATCGCGGGTGCCGGGTTGATACACTTCAACCAGCGCTTCGGTTTTATCGTCCACGAAAGTGGTGGCCGTGATATCCTTTATAATCAACCCCGACGATTTTAGCTGCCTGGCACAAAAAGTATCGGCCTTTTTCGACTTGTGCATTTGCGGGCCTTTGGGCTTTTCTTCCTCCTCGATGATGATATGGTATTTGTTGGCCAGGTATTTTAGGGCCTCAGGGTAGGTCATTTTTTGTGTTTCCATCAAAAAATTAGCAGGCGACTTGCCGGCCAGATCGCAGCTATAGCACTTATATATTTGTTTTGAAGCGGTAATAATCAACCCTTTGCCTTTGCCTTCTTTATCGCAGTTGGGGCACTTGGTATAAATGCTGGCACCAGCTTTATTGAAGGTATAAAAATCGGCAGCAACTTCCTCTATGCGGGCGGTTTGCAAAATATTGTCGATGGTTGTTTGTGGTATCATAGAGGTAATTCTAACTGTCGGTTTTCGATTAATTTATATTCGTATTCTTTTACCAGTGTAATCACCTGCGGATGGCCGATAAGCGCCGTTACCTGCCTGAAGTACACCGGTATTGTTTTTCGCTTTGTATCGACTACAAAGCCCGATTTACGGAGTTTGTAGGTGGTGTTGTATCGGCGTTTGGTGTGGGGATCCATTACCGGTCGTATTTTTCAAACGTGATTACCCAAACCCAGGGGTTTGCGTCCCATGAATTTTTACCGTTTATTGATTCCCATAATGATTTGAAGCTTTCAATTGGTTTCAATCCGTCATTAAACATGTATTCATGTTTTGAATAATCAAAATATAAACGCCCATGGGTTTCAAATTGTGTTAATGACATTAGTAAGGGTATAATCCCTTCCTTAATGGCATCTTCCTCCGAAATGTCGTGCAATCTTTCCAACCTGATATCCGTAATTTTTAACCAGATGCGGGCTGCTGATTTGGGCATGTGGATGGAGGGTTTCCAGGTTGAATCCTCCATCATTCTCAGAATATTGTCGCATCCTGGCTCAGTTTTATATAGCCATGTGTACAAATCATTTCCTTCTCCATCATGATCTTCAATAATCATCGGAACAAATGTTTCGCGTACCCAAAGCAGGTCGCCGATATTTCCATAAGGGCAATTTACAATTTTACTAAAGCCTTTTGCTGTGAAAAACTTCTGACAAAATCTGCCTTTTCTATCTATGTAATTTTCCTTGCTTAACCAATACCATTCGGGATTTTCATTGATTTCATCAAGGCCGTTTAGTCTTCTGGTTTTTGTTTTTCTTCCTTCCAAATTGGCCTTGACCATCGGGGTGCTAAAGATAATGGGGGATTCTTTCATGTGATTACTCTTTAAGTTTTAAAATTTTGCTATTTTCCAACCCCGTACGCTCGCCTTCTCTGGCAATCAGGTTATAGGCCATTACTTCAACTTTTGCTGAATTAATGATCTGCGCTGCGACACCTGTAATGGCTTTGGCAGATTCAATTGAGATGGTATCTTTTGGATCCACTCCTGGGTCGTTGCCATCCTTTAAGCGGATGATTACGTCAAAAAGCTCCTCACGAAGAGCCTGTAAACTTGTGTCGGCCATCGATCTGTTTTTTAAGTTTATTATTAAGTTTTATTAATTGCTTCAGTTCATCGGGCCATTGGCGCAACGAATTGCGATCGAGCAATTCAGCATTTGAAATGAGTTCTAAATTTGAGAGCTCGTAGTTACCATGGGCGCCTGTTTTAAACACAACATTGAATCCGGATGGAACCGGTCCGTTGGCTTGTTCCCATATATGACGTTTTAAATCCTCCCAGTTTCCTTCGCCAATGCGGATGTATTTGTAATAGTAACCTGCTTTTTTGTTAAATCGGGTAGTAATGACGCCATCGGTTTTTGTATTGTGGGGTTTATGCCCACGTTCAAACCAGGTATGTTTAACCTTATCACGTAGCTCGGGGCTCATTTTTACGCCTTTGTTTGCAGGAATATGGCCTTTCCCAAATTGAGTGGCTTTGCCCCTGGTAGTGCCTTTTGTTAATATGCCCGATTCAGGACTAGCCAGGAACTCTTTGCTTTTTTTTAATTTCAGATTTGTAGCCTGCATGTAAATTGACCGAACCGTACGGTTTAGCTGTTCAGCTATTTTATCTGTCCTGGTATCCGGGTACATTTTTATGAGGAAATTATTTTCATCTACAGTAAATACTTTCCTTATAAATTTAGAAATGCCATGTTTTTTCCTGGCACTTTTCACCGAAGGCACTGTAGTTGAAAAATGCCTGGCTAATTCAGCATCCGTCATCTTCAGGTGACTTTTAATAAATTCGATTTTGTCTGGAGACCAGAATAGTTTTGGCATGGCTACACAGTTTGGCTTAATACTTCCACATACCCATTTTCATCCAGAAAATAATTTACAGGGAATACTTTTGTGAGTTCGCAAAACCCCCATTCTTTTCCTTCGTACTCGAACAGGATAGCAGAATCTGCTATTGCAAGTATGCGTACCTGGTAAAGAATACCGGGTTCTTCTTCAATAACTACAGCCTGGCCCTTAATGAGCTCGGTGCGAAACTCGACCAGGTCGATAATGGCTTTCTTTACGAACAACCTGAACCAGATTGGAATTAAGATGGAAAGCGCGATAAAAATGATTATGAGTGTTTGCATAGCATTTTGATAATGAAAGCGGCCACCGGTGCAACGGCAGCCGCTTTCTGAAAAGGTTTATAATTATTTATCCTTGTATGTTTGTTTTTTCTTTTCTTCCAACTCATGACGGGCTATATCCAGATGACTTTTGGCAATAAATATTTGATCAGGAGTTGGTTGTATTTTAATAATTTCAGAAGGTAAACCACATGCACCACAGGTAAGCTGTTGAAAAGTGGTTGGTTTAAAATGGCTATTACAGTTAACACAAGTATTTGGGAAACCTAGTCCCTCTCCACCTTTTTTAAACATTGGCTCCGGTGCCGGTGGTATGTTGGATTTAGTAAGTGTGCTGATCCGGTCCTGTGTTTGTTTTACTGCTTCATGCTGTTTTGCTTTTTTCACCATGTTATCAAGCGATTTGATGGCGTGGCTTATAGTTTTTGCAACCACATTGTCTTTATTTTGTTTTGGAAGAACAATAGTATAGGTCGTTTTTTCGCAACGTACCTTAATTTTTGTATCCGTAATCGTAATTTTCATGGGTCAAAGGGTTTAAAGAAAGCCGACACAAGTCGGTGCAAGAAAGGCCGGCTTTCTGGTGGTTAGTAATTAATTTAATTGATGATTTTTCTCATTAAGGTATTTACTTAAATAGGTAACAATTGTGCTCAACTCAATATCCAGTTCTTTCGATATTTCGGCACAGGTAAACCCGGCTTCAAAATATTCGGCTATCTCCTGGTATTGGTTAATGTTGAACATTGCGGCTTAATTTTTCAAGGAAATTAATGCGAGCTTCCACAGGGTCGGCATCGAGCGCAATAAAGATGGAGGTGCGTTTGTCGATACGCACTTCCTGTAGCTTATCAATATCCGGGCTTAGGGCAATGGAGCGTTTCCGCTTTTTCTCCATTTTCAATTCAAATTCTTCATCCATCTGGCGCTTTGATGGATGGTGCCCGGCGCGAAGGTTTGGGATGTACGAAAAATCAGGTTCCTTTTCAATGGCCAGTTCATCTGGATCTACCGGCTTCGGCTTTTTTGCTTCCAACTTAGCCAACAGCCGTTGAATCCGGGGGCCATTCTTTCCTGGTTCGGGAATGGGGTCGGTAATGTACCCGCATTGCTTTTTGATGGCTTCCATTTTTAAACGTGGTGTTTGTTAGCAAGTTCATTGCTGATAGCATCGATCAGCTCTTCGCAATGCTCAATGATTTGGTTAGCCACGTCCAGGTCGCTGGTAAACACATGCTCCTGGTTAAAATATTCATCCAGTTGCGCGCGTGTTTTTGCCTTTTTTTCGAGCATGGCTTGCTGAACAAGCAACAATAATGGCTTTGATTCAATTTGCATGACTTAATGATTTTGTGGTGAGAATTTTGGCGGCGGTGAGTAAAGTATCAATGTGATGCATAGTCGATAACCCGGAGCGGTTATTTGGAACCAAGAACTTTAATTTCGTTTGGTTGTCAATAAGAAATGATGCCGCTCCCTTGTCAGTAAATCCATAATTGATATACCTGGACAGGTAATCTAATTTTGGTTGTACAAGTTCCTTTGGCAGTCCTGAAATGTTATCGAGAATAAGCCGCTTTCGTTGGCGGATGATGCTTTTCAAAAGCATGTTGAATCTAGGTGCGAAACGCTGGGGGGCAGGATTTTGCATGATAGATGATTATTAATGATTAAAGAATTCGTTTTTCGATGGCAAAGCGGCAGATACCAACCTTGCTATTGCAACCAATTTTGTGTTGTATATTTACCCGGTGTTGGTTGGCTGTATTGATACTGATATCCAGTTTATCGGCTATTTGCTTATCAGCCATATCGTTGGCAATAAGTTTGATGACATCAATTTCGCGGGGGGTTAAATAACCATTGTTTGCTTGAACGTGCTTACAAAGTTTACCTTCAACCATGCAGGATCCACGTTGGCCACAATCGTAGTATTCGTGTGTTGTGCTCAGGTCATTTTTAATATCCGCTTTGTCGTCAAATCCACCGTAACGACAAATACCAAATTTGTTTAGCCTGGCTTTATCTTCTGTAATACCAAGTTGATCAAGCGATACCTGGGCTATTGTATCTTCATCAAGCTTTGATTGCAATTCAAAAAGTGTTCTTGCCTGGAATTCGTTGAAATGTATCAATTCAATTTTAACACGGTATAATTCACCGTCAATACCGATGAATTCTTTATTGAGTTGACTTAGGTTTTCAGGGAGGTTCATAGGTTTGATAGTTTTTGTTTATTGTTTTTCAAATATTCCTGATGCTCGTTAGCAATTTCAATTGCTTTATCAATAATCTGATTATTAGATCTTGTTCCCTTGAGCACCATATTGACATATGCCTGAGTAAATTTTGTTGCTTTTGATATTTGAGAGCTGCCGTCTGCAGGCAATCTTTTTCTGAGTTTTAGTCTCTCTTTGTATGTCATATTAAAATGGTATTTACAAAAGTTAGTTAATGTTGTACATTTGTTGCAGATATGTTGTCGCAAAGTAAGGTAATTAAATGACTAAAGTCAAGTAATTATATGATTATTTTATAAATAATTTTATATGACTATTAATCAGCGTGTTTCAGATTGGTTTAAGAATAAGATAAAAGAAGGGAAAACCCAATCATATTTTGCTGATATATGGGGAATAAGCAAACAAACAATAGGGCAGTATGTACATGATGGCGGTTCGATTGGTATAAAGCCGATCATTAAAATACTTGACTATGACAAAACAATTAATGCACGTTGGTTGCTTCTTGGGGAGGGTGAAATGTATGAAACAGATATATCAAAAGATGAAAAGCCGACTCAAGCATCCGAAAATAACTCGAGTTATGATTTATTGAATATAAAGGATAATGTAGAATCTAGAGAGATAAAAATGCTAGTCGGTGAGTTGATAAATCAATTGAAAATTAAAGATGATCAAATTAAATTTTTGCAGCATCTAATAGAAGATAAACTTCAATAAAAAAAGAATAAGAAACGATAGTATAAAGTCACCTGCCACAACCGAACGAAATTAACTAACTGCAAGACAGTTTGATAAAGTGGATGGGTGTATCCCATCATCCACCCCAAACCCTCGAAAGAGGTTGATTATCAGGCTTAAAAGGAGTGTCCATGACAGGTGGACACTCCGAAAAAGCCGACAAACTGTCTAATGTTGGATTCGGGCGAAACGCTGGGGGGCTTATTAGCCGAATACCATGAGACAAATTGAAATCATTCTTCCAAAAATTTATCGGGCACCTGGTGCCGACTTTGTACATTGGTATGTTCATTTCAGTGTACGCAACCATTTGACCGGAAAATTAGTGCGTTACCGCAAGTTTGCCGGGTTTGCATCGTGCAAAACCAAGGAAGAAGCGGAACGAAATGCACGGGCACTCAAAGCAAAGTACCTGCGAAAACTTAAATCGGGATGGCTTCCGGATAACGATCCGGGATTGATTTACCGGGATAACCTGGTTTACCAGGATCTTGCCAAACAGGTAAACCCCATACGGCAAACAAAGCGGTCGATACGTTATTATTCAAATAGGTTTTTGGATAGCATTAAAATGAATATAGGGAAGGCGTCCTATCAGAAATATCAATCAGAACTACGCATAGTGGATGAATTCCTACGACTAAATAAGCTACGCGATGAGGATATTAGTTGCTTCACAAAACCAAATGCGCTCGAATTCTTTCAATATCTTGATGAAAAACGGAAAATTGGAGGTAAAACCAAAAATCAATACCTCGAAACCATGCGCCGCGTCTGGAAGGTAGCGCGTAAAGACCGAAAGTTGCTGGCCGATCCATGGGAAGACATTCAAAAATTTCAATCCAAAACCAAACCACAAATCCCCATGAAGCGTGCGGTATTAGCTATCCTGAAGAAGGAGATCGAAAAAACCGATCCGCAATTGTGGTTGGCCGCTCAGTTTATGTATTATTGTTTTATAAGGCCAAAGGAATTGCGTTTTTTGCAGATAAAGCACATCGATCTGTTTGAAGGTCGTATAACGCTATATAGCGATATCACCAAATCGGGCAGCACCCGCATTGTGGATATCAACGAAACGTTTCTTGAAAAGCTTTACGAAGAATACCACCTTCAGGAATATCCGGAAGATTATTTTGTATTTACTTTAAAGGGGATCCCCGGTGAAAAACATCTTTCTAAAAACCATTTATGGCGGCAATATGACAAGGTGCGCGAAAAGTTGAAAATCCCCAAAGATTACAAGCTGTATGGATTTAAGCACACCGGTGCGGTGCAAGCGCTGAAAGCTGGTGCCGATATCAAGGAAATACAGCACCAAATGGGGCATTCATCGGTACAGATAACGGATGAATACCTAAAATCAATGGTTGGATGGGAATCGGAATTCTTCAGGAAGTCGATGCCGGAATTGTAACAAAAAAACCCGAGCAGATCCTCTCGCCTTTTTTTGTGTACTTTTTTTTAACCCGTCCACCCCTTAAAGTCTCCAGGCCCAAACAGTTTAGATTTTATTTTTACAACCACCTCATCCAGAAAAATAAGCGTATTCTGAAACCTGAAACGCTTTGATAGCTTAATGTTTGCTATAAACTCCGGCGTTACCAGGTTAGTAAACTCGATCGGCATCCGGCGTTTGTACCAGGCTATCACGGGAAGCCAGTACCGGGAGATTAAATCAGTCCATTGGTAGTTTATTGGTAGCACTACGTTCGCTGCGGTATCGTATTTTGTTGTTGAAGCAAATGGATAAAAAAACGAATTACTTCCGTCCAGTGTCCAGATAGAATTGACCATACCAACATAAAACATGATTCGCAATGGGAAATCTCCCTGTAAATCGTAAAGCGAGCTATTGGCTTCGGCTTCGATGGATGGCAAGCTTCTGTTTGCACCAACGCGGTTTAAATTTCGCATCAGCATGGGTGCCAGGGTAGACCTGATTGGCATGGTGCCATTGTCGTAAACAACATCGTGGTGACGATCGCCCCAGATAAGAAATTCAGAACTACCTAAAACAACAGGTTCGCCTTCTACAGGATCGGGAGGCGGGATGTAAGTATAAATATAATAGGCATTAAGGCTGGTAACCAAATAAATATCTCCATGGTTGACTAAAGTAGGCAGATCGAGAAAAGTATCAACAGTGCCGTGTAAAACACGAGGAACTTTAAAATTATCATTCAATAATTCATCAGGTCCCTGAAAATCAAATCCGAATGTTAAACCATCATAATCTGATTCATATACTTTTAAACTATCGCGTATCAAACCTTCAGGTATTACTGCACTATTAGCTTGAGCAAAGCTATCGCGCATAAAAACCAACTCCACTTCCCTGGCCGAATGATCAAATATTGGCAGAATTTTAAAAGCACTGCAAAAAGCTGCAAAAAACGCTTTCACCTCCATGTTTGGGACATGGTTTTTGTAGTTGATTTCAGTACCAAAGGTATTTACAAAAACCATGGCTGTATTTAAAACCCGCCATGTAGCTGAATAAATGTATGCTTCATAAAGATTTAAGGGGACATCAGTGTAATATATTTTCATTGAAAAATCAAGCCCGATATTTTCCGGCAACACATCATAAAGAAATTCAATGTTATAAAAATCGTAAACAGAAGGATCAGCAATATCATATTGGCTTGAATCGATTATTTCTGTTCCATAAAAGGTGACGATGTACAATTTATTAATCGCAGGGTTATTTACAAGTGGCTTTATTTGTGATGATAGATTTATTTGATAATTACCTGCATAAAGTACAGTGTAAAGCCCTGTAGTTTCGTCATATACATTTAATGGGTCACTTACGTCAACATTAAATTTAACAACCCACGGGTTGTAAACTGCATCGGTTGAAAATTTAGCAGAAAATCCTGCATATAAAGGATGCTCCAATGAAAAGTTATTGTACATCAAGGCAACTTTTAACAAATCATCGTTAAAAGCATTGCCTGTGGCCCTATAATTAGCAGCTTCAAACATACGTTTGATAACATAAAGCCAGTAAAGTTGTGGTACAATAGCCGTTGCATTCAAATCCTCAATAAAATCATTATCAAAATCGTTAATTACGCCTGAGTACTGCGCGTTTTTATCACCATAAAACTTTGTATTCAATATACTCGGAAACTGGTGATTTACCTCTGGGTAATTTAAAGCCACCTGCGCGTTAATATGTGCCGGAAAATCGGCAATGGCGGTGGTGATATCGAAATACTCAGGTAGCGTGTGGCCTTCCACCAGGGCATTAAAGTGCGAACCTCCAATCACCATCTCCAGTTCGATTGTTTTGCCATTGCTGCTTTTGGCATTCCACTCACCATTGAGTAAATGCAGTCCGTACCTAATTTCTCCCGCTATGCTGGCTTTTTGGGTAACCAGCCTGGTAAGCCTGGCCGGAAAGCCAAATTTCTGCGCGTTGCCATCGTATGGCACCACCACCGAATAAATATAGGCCCCTGCCTGTTCGCCCTCCACCGGACCAGATACAGTGAGGTTAAACCCGGTGTTGGGGTATAAAATTAAAGGTTGGGAGGCGGCGGTTAGAAGAAGCATGAAACTTATTTAGTTTCTTTGTTTAATAATTCGGTTTTGTCTTCCTGCTCTTTTTGAATGATTTTTAATCCTGTCGCTACTGAGGCGATTGTTCCGAATATAGCGGCGGCGGCTCCTACACCTGTATCGAGTAGAGCATACCAACCCATCCCCGTTGCGTTAAGAATTAACCAGGCAAATGCCAAACGCATTATTGAAAAATTACCTGGTGTTACTTCAAAAAATCCTGTTTTCATGATTTTTAATTTAAATAGTTAATATTCTTCTATTGTGTAATTTACTGTAATTCGCATTGTGGCCGTACCGGCAGGGGGATCATTACCATCTCCAAATCCTATAGTAAAAGCTTCATTGTTTTTCATGTCGAGATATAATGATCCACCTGTAGCCGCACCGTCTGGTTGCACGTGAAAATTATAAGTCCCGCTATTATAACCGTAAAGATTCAAATATCCCCATGTTTGCAATGCGGATGTTGATGTGTATCCGAATTGAAGCTGCTGTGTATCTACCCAGGTAATATCAGTATTTACCAGCTTTACACTTATGCCTAAAACCTTAATATAATATCCCGCACCGGGAGCTGCTATAAGAGTTTTTTTAGTTCCTAAATCTGATACCTGAATTGAAGTGAGGCTTGTAACGGATTTTTTCATTAAACCCAATTCACCAAGCACGCTCAATTTCATCCTTTTAATCTGACCCGCCACACTTGCATCACTTATCAAAATCTCATCAACTGCCTCTACTCCGGTTGTGAGTTCAGTTTGCCCACTTATTACGTTGTCGTTTAGCATTCTGTAAGTGACTTTATCATCCCCTATTGTTGTAGTCCCGGTGGCATTTGGTAACCATGTTGCTGACACGTCTCCCGATAATTTTAGGGTATCGGGTATTTTAGATGAAATTGCGTTTATATCAATCCTATGCTTTTTTAAAGTATCCAAATGAACAGCAATAGAATCATAAATCCTAACTGTGTCAACAGTTTGGCCAACGGCGCTAGCATCTATCCAGTTCGTCCCTGTCACGGTGGAGGAAAATACTTGTCCTAAGGTTCCGGCGTCACCGGAGCTGTCGTACAGTCCATTAATGTGAATATTTGCACTTCCTGTTTGCCCTATGTACACATCTGTAATTGTTGTGTCTCCTATTGTGGCTGTTCGGCTTCCATTACTTATTGCATCAGCTCCTATAACAATTGCGTTTGTGTCGGTGGCGGTTAACGCCCTTATATTTGCCCCAAGAAATACAGTTTTATAATTACTTGTGTTAGGTGTTGTCCCGTCAAAAATAAACGAACCGCCATAAGCGCCTAGTGAAGATATATACGAACCGCCAATATTATGAACATATCCATTGACAGCATGAACACTATTATAACTTCCTGAATCATTAGCATATAAAGCGGAATGCCCGGACACATCATTAAAAGCCCCGATCGTATTATTAGTTAAACATGATTCGCCAATTCCAGTATTAAACATTTCCGCGCCTACTTCTAATTCACCATTTGATTTACCAATATAAACTGAACCAGCGCCATTATCTAATCTGAATCTACCTGTCAAAGTAAGCAATCCGCTTGTTCTGGTTAAATTAGCGTCTGAGGTTATCCCCGTCCCCGTTCCGTAGGCCACTTGCGTTGAAGGAATCGCCACACCTGTACTCAAAGCGTTTATATCTATCCGGTGTTTTGCTAAAGTGTCACGAATTAGGTTTAGGGAATCGGTTATATCGTTCACGAAAGCAAACGGTTTCCGTAGTGCTCCGGTGGTGATAGTTCCATACCAACGGTCTGTTAGAAATTCTACTTTACCAGCTACAGGTACTGTTAATAGTGGTCCTGATGTGAAGCCCAAAGGGGAAGTGCCTGCTGTAGCTGATCCGGCTTTCAAATGAATTACTGACGTAGGGGATGTAATACCGAAGCCTGAGTTTCCACCGTTTTTTAAAGTAATATTTCCCGTAGAGTTTGTGCCTAAAGTTAAGTCATAAGCATTAGCAGTACCTATTGCTAAAGCGCCATTGTTGGTATATAGAAACCCAGATGACGCATTATTTATACCAAAATTAGTTCCTGATTTTGTAGTACCTCCACTTATCAGATAAGTGGTAAGGGTTCCGTCATTACCACTATAAAATCCTGCGTAGCTAGCGGTGTTAGTAATTAGATCAGATTGAATAATTGGGAAAGTTCCTTCAACCTCTAACTGAGTTGATGGAATTGTCCCAATTCCTAGGTTTCCAACAACTGTTAAATCACCTCCGGAAGGAGTTATAGTAGCGTCTCCTGTCGCACCAACAGAGTAATCAACATAGTTTGCCGCTGATCCGTCTGCATCGTTATAGGTTGTGCGGATACCTAATCCTGTTGGTGAGTTAACTTCTAATGGTTTGTCTGGCGCTGTGGTTAATATTCCAAGATAGCCTTTCCCTAACAATGTCATTTTAGTGCTCATCGTTTGTAAAGTAGTTCCTGTGGTCAAGGGAGTTCCTGTTTGAAATAAAATATTGTTTCCTCCTATTCCTGTACCTAATCCAGTTTGAAATATTAAATTGCCTCCAACTACATTACTAACAGAAGTTCCCGCAACTGTACTGCCAGCAGCTACTGTTAAATCCCTTCCGACTACATCTGTTGCTGAATTTTCTATCCATATTTTTCTGGCGGCGGAATTACCGAATGACAGAATATTGGTTGGTGTGTATGTATCGAATCCTATGTTCCCAGGTGCCGACACATACAATGATTGAAAATCTACAACAGGGTGCAATCTTACTACCACATTATCAATCGACCCAACAAACCCTCCTGTATAAGATATTAAATATATTCTACCATTTGAAGTTGTGGCATTAATGTATTCCGTGTATGTACCGTTTGCTTGTTTTGTGCTTCCATATACAATGCCGCCTACATTTACCCTTATTGATCCAGACGAATAATTAAGAATTGTATAAGTAACCTCGTATTTATATCCTGCGACAATGCCAATGTTTTGCGATAATTCAATTCCGGATGAACCGGTATTAAAGTTAGCTGCACCTGAGCTTATAGTTACACCAACACCAGTCGACCATATAGTGTTAGAATCAAATCCTCCGTTGACTACTAAATCAACACCATAATCTGCTTCAACATTTCCCCTAACGTGTAGCGCTGAAGTTGGCGTTGTATTTCTAATCCCAAACCTTTTATTTATATCATCATAAACCATCTCGCCAGTTTCTGTATGCACCCACTTTGATAATGAGTTGTCCCAGAACTTGATTTGTCCTTGTGCTGTACCGGCTTCGGTAGCATTTTCGATGGCGTTAATATCAATTCTATGCTTTTGTAAGCTATCCAAATGCCGTGCAAGTGAATCAAGTAAAGCTGACGGATCGAATGCTGAGGCAAGGA